GAGCTATTAAATTAATGGATGATGCTTATAAAAGGGGTAAAAAATATGGAGTTAAACCTGATACTGAATATCTTATAAAATTGCAAAATGAAGCCGAAGCAAATACTAAAACGGTAAAATTATTAATAAAAGCCAAAAATAAACTTCTTTTATCTTCAAAAATTACAAAAAAATCTAATGAAAAAACACCAAAAGAAAAAACACCAAAAGAAAAAACATTAACAAATTACACTAAAGTAGTTGCTGCGAATCCAAAAGTTTTTAATATAGACATAAAAAATTTAATTGAAACATTTAATTTAAACACCTCAACTATGGGTGCAAGTGTTGATGGCATTAAAAAACAAATCATAGAAACATTTATGGAAGCAATTAATGACACACAAATATTAGCAAATTCATAAAATGGGAAAAGTAACATTTAACATACCAGATTTTAGGGAAGGTGCAAAAAAAGCATTTGCAGAAGTTCATGTAGATATAGCTGATATTGCTTTACATTGGGGCATGAAAGCGTTATTTAAAACATTAGGCAGTAAATATTTCACCGATGACAGAATAGCAACGAGTTATTTGGGTACTCCTGTAGCTTCAAATTTAACATTTGGCAAAGTAATAGAAAATGTTTTATCAAAATATGTAGAGGGGACAGGTTCTATAACAAGTAACGCTAAAATAAATTATTATTATGATTTGCAGGGGAATAAATTACCTTTTTATCCTATCAGAATAGATACAGTATTATTAACAGTAAGTAAGACAAAGCGAATTGTTAAAACAGAATTACAAGGACATGAAGGGACAATAAAAGAGTATATCGGCTCTGATGATTATGTTATAACAGCACAAGGCATATTGAATATAGGGGGGCATTCCTATCCTCAATCTGCGGTGGAATTGTTAAAAACAATATGTGAAATACCTGACCAGATACCAGTAACGTCAAAATTTCTTGATATATTTGGTATTGATTATGTTGTTATAACAGATTACGAATTTGAAGAAATGCGAGGGCAACAATATCAACAAGCATTCAATATAACAATGTTAAGTGATGTAGCACCTGAAATGGAAATTGTCGATGTTGAAACAATTAACAGTAATTATGATACAAATACAAATGCACAAAACGCATAATGTTAATATTAAGAAGCCATATAACAATATATAAAGATGATGTTAAAAAGTTTTATTTTAACAAAGTACAAAGTTGTAATATTAAGTCGTCATGGGATACGATGACTGATACTGCTGAAATTGTTTTGCCGAATTATTTTATAAAATCAAATAGATTTAATTTTATCAAATCAAATATTGTCAGGGGTCAAAAGATAGAAATAGAATTAGGGTATGCTTCGAAACTTGTACTATGTTTTACAGGATACATTAAAAAAATAACAACCGACAGCCCATTCACTATTTTTGCAGAAGATTACGCTTATGTGTTAAAACAAAAGACAATAACCTCGTGGAGTAAAAAAGTGAACACTGTTAAAACATTACTTACAGATTTAAAAGCAGAATTGAATATTAGTTTCCCGATGAACATATTAAGTACTAAAATCGATATGAATGTGGGAGCTTTTGAAGTACGTGATGAAACGATAATTGCAGTATTAGACAGATTAAAAAGCAAAAATTTAAGTTTGTTATCATTTTTCAGAAATGGAGAATTATTTGTTGGTTCGCCTTCATTTTTAGCAGCAGAATTTCCGTCAAAATATGGTGGGAATGAATATAATTTTTGGTTTGATGGAGAGCTTGTAAACATAAAATATAATAATTTAATATGGAATGACGAAACAGATATTCGCCAAGTTATTAAAGGAGTGATAATAAAAACTGATAATTCGAGTACGATAGTTTTTGCTTATTATCATAACAGCGTGCCAACTATAACCACAACGCAACCTGATGGCAACATGATTACTCATTTTGAATATAACATTTCGCAAACAGATATGAATAAAATGTTGTTAGAAGAATTGCAACAAATAAATTATACGGGTTGGCACGGTAATTTTACAACTTTTGGAGATAAAATTTATGATGGAATAGGTGAAGCAGTTGAACATGGCGATAAAGTATATTTGCGTTCTTATAAAGAGCCTGAAAAATCTGGCAAATATTTGGTAAAAGAAGTAGAAATAAATTTCGGTGTTGATGGTTACGAAAGAATAATAACATTAGATAGAAAATTAACAATATGACATTAGCGGGAGCAATAAAATTAATGTTTAGAACGTTGTTATCACGTGAAAAAATATATTGTATAATAGGTACAGTAAACGATGTTGACAATGTTAATCGGGTTTGTACCGTATTACCTATCGATGGGTCGCCCGAATTATTTGATGTAAGAATGACAAGCGAGATAAGTACATCGGGGGGATTAACAGATGGTTTCTGTATATTTCCATTAAAGGGGTCTATTGTTACAGTAGCATTTATTAATTCTACGACAGGAATAATAATAAATTCGAATACAGCGTCACAAATATTCAGCGATACGGCATTATTTCAATTCAATCAAGGTACATATGAAGGGTTGATTAAAATTGTTTCGTTGACACAAAAATTAAATAATTTAAAAACAGAAACAGAAAATAATTTATTGGCAATTCAAACAGCAATAACTGCTCTTGGTGGGGCATATACCCCTTTATCATTGACACAATTTAATAAATCGGATTATGAGGATACAAAAGTAAAGCATTAATAATATAAAAAATGGCAACAGTAAAAGATATATCAGTAAAAGAAGATGGATTACAGTTTAAAAACGGTGATTTTCTAATAGAATTATCTAACAATATGCACATACAACATATATTACAAGCTAATACAGGTCAATATTATCAATATCCATTAATAGGCGTTGGCATTCGTAATTACATTAAATCACCAATGGGGATATTAAATTTAAGAAAAAATATACGTTTAAATTTTGAATCTGATAATGTAAAAATAAATCATTTGGACGTTGTTGGAACAATAGACGATTTTACAATAAATTTAGATGCGGAAAGAAAGTCATAATATTTTATAAAATTAAGTAATATGAATTATACTGTAAAAAATAATCAAAATATATTTGACGTTTGTTTGCAACATTATGGCACATTAGATAATTTATTTACAATGTTATCGGATAATAATTTAGACTTAAATTCAACTCTAAATAGCGGACAAATATTAATTATAAATAATAATTTATTAGGAAATGAATTAATAAAAAGAACAATTATTAAAAATAGCTGTATCTTTGTCAATGAACAAATATCAATTTTTGTAACAGGTGGCGAATTTAATGACGATTTTAATGATGATTTTTTAAATTAAATAACAAATGGCACAAAAAACAAGAGTTCAACTATATGGACGAAATGCTGCTACTTACGTAACGAATGCAATGAAAGCAATTACAGCTGCAATTGTACGACCATTCAATATAGATATGATAGATTCATTTGTAAATAATACAGATGATATTTATATGTTCAGACAGATAGAAGTCTCTAAATATGTTGCGATAACAACAGGTGCGCCCGTTGTTATTAAATTCACATATAAGATTACTTCGGCAAATTATTCATTATATGTTAATTGTTATGACACATCAGGAAATAATGTAGATTTTGCAATAACAAATCGTACGGAAGATGGATTTTCCTGTAATGTTCCTATAAATTGCTATTTAGATTATATAGCTGTTAATATAAATTCAGGTATTGTGATTCCTATCCCGGTACCCTAAAAAATAATAATATGAAAAAGATTTTATTTTTTATTTTAGTAATATGTTACATGAATAGTTTTTCTCAAGAGAAACAATTTCAGGACATCCGTTTATTTAGAACTTTCAATATAGGAATGGTTGTTGATACATCTAAGATATTCACTAATTCAGGTAATGGTTTCACAATGCAATATGGCACAGGCAACAATTTAACAACTTTGATATTCACTAAAAATATTATAACAATAAACAAAAAATTAAAAGTTGGTGATATAATATTTGTAGATTACTTTAAAAAATATCAGCAAAACGTAATTCAATTTAACGACAGCGTTTTCATAAATTCTAATTTGCGAACAAATGGTTTATTTCAGAATGATAACGGGGCTAATCATATTTATAATAAACCAATCTCGGGTTATTCCAATTTTGCGGGTGCTGCACATATTTTTGGCAATGAGATATTTAGAAACGGAATAATGCAAAAGACGGCTGATACTTCGGCAGGGATGGCTTATAAGAGTGGTAATTTAGCTCATAAAATAACGGTGCATAGAGATTATTTGGGGTTCTCGTGGGATAGAAGTGATACCAATAATAATTTTTTAAATATGTCTCGGGATAGTTTACTATTGAATATGAATAATATCAATGCAACTGCATGGGACACAACGGGGCATGCAAAGTTTTATAAATGGGCGTTATTTGATGATGATATATCTGTAACAGGTGACATACTTTCTGATGTTTTGGATAATACACGAATAGGTACACACGCAGGAAATCCAACTGGCACATCAGGAGATGGAAAACAAGTTGCAGTAGGATATTATGCTCTGGGTGCTAATACGACTGGGATATGGAATACTGCAGTAGGACATCGTTCTTTGTTTTCAAATACAGATGGAAATTTTAATGTTGCTGTGGGATTAAGTACTTTAGAGGCGAACACAACGGGAGACGAGAACACGGCAATAGGTAAAAAGGCAATGTATTTTAATACTGATGGAAATCAAAATGTTGGTATAGGTGTTCAGGCGTTGTATGGAAATACAACTGGTTATGATAATTCAGCAGTGGGGATGGATGCTTTGCATTTCAACACAATAGGAGACCACAACCATGCTTTTGGGGTTGATGCCTCCTATCACAATGTTGATGGGAGAAATAATGTTGCTATTGGCGCACAATCCTTATTTATGAATGTTTCAGGGATAGGAAATATTGCTATTGGAAATAATTCAGGGTATTCCGAAACAGGTTCAAATAAATTATACATTGCAAATACAAATACAAATACTCCGATTATTAAAGGTTCTATGCCTAATGACAGTTTGATATTTACAGCAACAACAATAAAAAACGTAGGAAACTTAACTGTAACAGGTAACACAAAATTAGGCAACGCAATTACAGATACAACAGCAATAACAGGCGTTGTCGGTATTAACTCGGC